GTCACTTAAATTCTTAACTCTTGGTCCGCCGTATGCGAAACCATTTCTTACTTCTACATCACGAACTGTATAACCTTCGTTTCTATAATTAACGACTAGATTACCAACTTCGTTTTCTAACTCTATTTGGTCGGCACTTGTTGCACTTTCATAGATAAGGTTATCTTGAATTATAACTGGTCGTAAGTCGTAGAAACTATTTCTATTTCTTTGTTCTAATTCAATTGTTGTTTCAGGCGATAGATTTACATCTTTCTCACCTGCTGTGTAATGTGAACTAGTAAACGGAGTACTTACTTGAGGAGAGTAACCTGCATTAGCAGCTGCTCTTGTTCTTAAAGTTTTTCCATCTAACTGAACAGCATTACTCATAAACTTGAGTCCAACACCCGTTCTTCTTCCAAAGATTGTGTTGAATAGGGTATTCAATCTCATGTAAATTGGACTGTCTGAAGTGCCTGAGAACAATCCACCAGATATTGTTGAACCAACTGGTTGTCTTACTTGTCCAGAAAGTAGTGTTGCAATGTTCACTTCACCAGTTACATAGAATCCACTTGGATGAACTGCTCGTTTAAGTGCATCTCTCCACTTGTTAATACTTTCAGAAACTTTGATTACATAAGAATAGTCTTGATAGTATAAACTGTCTTGAATCTTTTTAGTTAGTTCTGATATATGACCATCTTCACTAATATATTTTCCAGAGGTTACAATATCCGTATTAATTGCCGTTGTCGCTGTAAGTGGGTCTGATTTTGATACAATAGCAGTTTCGCCACCAGAGAAAGTAACTGTATCTGTAACTTCTAGTGAACTTGTTGTCACCGTATATTTTAAAAGGGGTGCTGTAAAGTCAACAACTGTTCCTGTTGCACCACTAATATCAGTTGTAAATGTTTCATCTTCTAAAATACTACCAGAAACGGTAGTTAGAATAGCGTAATGAGGAAATGAAAGTGTTGGAACTGATGTAAAATTAATTCCGTGTTCGACAATGTTGAGTGATGTTGCTTTACCAATAGCATCACCAAATGGTATAACTGTCGCACTCGCACCCGTGAAGGTTTCTGACAGCATTGTTCCGCCTTGTTCAAACTCAATTCGACCTAGGCCAGTAGTACTTCTTGATTCAATAGTAACTCCAGACTCTTGTTCGTCTAATATGTTTCCAAAGTTTTGTTCAAATTCTATAAAACCAGCTTGAGAATCATATAAACTAGTTCCTACATCAAAGTCCTCATTAACAAAGTAATCCCTACCAATCGACCCAATATCTTCTTCTACTACAAGCGACCCAGACTCATTCTCTAATGCAAACTGAGATGTTTCTGGTTCGGAATTTTCTAATTCAATTATACCTAAGCGTTGTTTGTTGGTATCATTCTCTAATCCTAGATGTCTATCACCAATCGTAATTGTTGCAGTTGGTAGAGTTGTGTAACCACTACCACTTGAAATCATTCGTATGTCTGTTATATCACCAACGCCAGAAGCGTGTTCTTGAATAATTTTATCTCCGTTAAATTCTTCTGCGATATGGTCAGTTGCTTCCATATCATAAGGCAAATCTAATTCACTCTCTTGATTAAGAATATAGAATCTCTCAGAAGTTTGAGTACCACCATCTGACTCACCCAACATGTGTCCTACTTCATTTTCTAATTCTATCTTAACTTCTCTGTCGACCATTTGTGATGATGAGTCTAAGAATTTGTGTTCTGTGCCGTCACCAAATGTTTCTAATAGTAAATCACCAGAACCTGTTCCTGTAATTGTTCCAGTTTCTAGTTCAACATGAACATCAAGACTTCCTTCTTCAGGCGCAAAAGCACCACTAACGATAGAAACTTTTGCTTCAGCGGTTCCTGAACTAAATGTTATCGTGTCGCCTATTTCGTAGTTTGTGCCAGCAGCATTTACAATTACTTCATCAACTCCGCCTTCTTGAATATCAAGAACTTGTATTCTAGCACCAACGCCATCGCCGCCGCCAGATACTACCGCCTCATCACCAACAGTTAATGTGCTTCCAGCGTTTGTAATTGTTGTTGCTGAAACACCTGCACTCACAGTCATCTTAACAACTACATCAGAATCAGCGTTACTTACACCTTCAACAATTTCTCCACTTACAAAAGTTCCAGTCGTTGTATCAGAGTTAATTTCTACCTCAAGAACCTCAATACTACCTTGTTGAAACTTAGTAACATTTTCTACAATCGCAGTTGCTTTGTTTATTGTATCAGAAGCAGGATTATTTGATTGAGTAATTGTTTGTCCAACTAAAAGTTGACTATTGTTTTCAGCCTGTGTTGTTGTTTGTGTACAACGAATAAAGTTTTGTGTTGACCACTTTCCATCAGACACTCGTAACATGTCGTTTGTTGGTAAGTAAACTTCAGATGGTTCATTAAATAATAATTTAAAGAATGCTTTATGAGCCTTTGCTGTTCCTTTTACACGATATAAAGATTTAATATTTTTAATTAACTTTCTTGTATCTACACTAGAGTGTGTGTCTGTCGGAATTGAATTAAGAAATTCATCCTTCATCTGAGTTAAGAAATCACTTATCGTGTGGTCAGCGTCAGTATAGTTTAGAAGTTGTTGAAGATTTTCTACAGGGTTTGCACGATACTTGGCAACCTTTGCTGTTGCACCAGATGTAAAACCTGTTACAGTTTCTCCTGTAATCCAAGCATTGTTTGCCGAAATGAATAGTCGAGTGTTATTTGTTTTATCTTCTGCAAGAACTGTTGATGTGGCACCAGAGGCCGAACCTGTAATGACTTCTTCTTTTATAAAAGAGCCACTAAATGTATTTGTTTCTTCAACAATTTGGTCGCCGGCGTTTAATCCGTGTTCGTCTGTTCGGTCAAGTAATACATAACTAGTATCTAGTCCTTCTGTTTCTAAAAGAATATTATCAGTTTCAGTAACGGATTCTAAGTTTAACTCAGCCGATTCCATGAAAAGATAATAAGACGAGAGAAACTCAGTAAACTTAGGATGGTCCGTTAAGACAAACTCAGGAACTTGTTGTTTAACAAGACTCGATATTTTTCTTTTATTAGTTTTGTATTTTGTTGACATTGTTATCCTGTATTAGTAAGTACTGCTGCTACCACTACTACCACTAGAATAACTACTTGAAGTCGTATAAGATGTTCCCGCTTGTGAACTACCACTTTCTATTCCATCAACTTCACCAGTAATAGTTGAGTTAGATGTATCGATGGATAGTACTTGATTTCTTACAGGCACAATATCATTAGAATTTGGTACTACAAATACTCGAATAACTGAACTTGTCCCACCATCAATATTAGAAATAGATGTTATGTTTGCAGATGTAAGAACGACTTCGCCGTTTGCATAATCCACAGTACCATAAGTAGAGTCTGTGTAAACTCTTGTTGTATCACTTAGATAGTAAACTCTTAAAACACCAGCACCATCATCATCTAAGAAATGTTCATTAAGTGAATCGTCATTATTAATTTTAAATCCTGTTGAAGAAATAATACCACCGCCTGATGAATTATGGCCAGAGTGTGGATTGTATAATGCATTATTAAAAGAAAGTGTGTACTTTAATCCTGAACTAAGAGTTGGTGTAAAATACTTGTACATCTTCACGGTTGTAATATTACTTAAAATAGATGTATCTGCTTCGTTAATATCTTGAAGTAGTTGTGAGTATCTAAACATGCCAGTAAAATCCTCTAGTGTGTTGTTGTTGTAAGTTGTAATCTTACTTAAAACATTTGTTTGAAGCGTTGTTACATCCTTAGTTGTTCTACCAGAGTTGTATTTAAAATTGACGACAAGTGTAATGTAAGTTGTTTCAGGGTCAATAACCACAGGTGTTACTGAAGCAACAGCATATGATTTAAGACTTGTTACAATACTTTCTTTTGTTGCAACTGTTAGGTTTGACCCAGACTTTGCCTTGATAGAAATATAAACTTTGCCGTAGTCGGGAACCGCAGCATCTTCACCACCATAAACTTGAACTGATTGTGCGTTTGCATATAGACTCTTAACAAGTGTCTTGTAATCTTCAGCAGTAACCGCTCTGTCTTGTGCAGAGTAATCTCTTGGTGCGTTATACTTAATTGAAGAAATTGATTCAAGTCCTGTTCCGCCTGAAGCATTACTGACTGTTGTAATCGTTGCACTTGAAAATCCACCGACTGTTCCTGATAGAGTAAATGAGGTGGCCCCATTTGGAGCATCTCTATTTGAATTGATGTAATCGAGTATAACAATATTGCCGTCAGCAATTGACTTACCCAAAACACCATCGCCGAAGTAAACTTCGAAACGACCACCTTCTACTTCTTGTAAAAAGTATACTTCAGAATCCGCGTCTATAGATACAAGACCTTCTGATAATTTATAAGTTTTTGTTGTTGAGTCGGAAGCAGATTCTTGAACCTTGACAGTCAATGTAGATGTATCAACACTATCGTTTGGTATAATAAATCTTTGGTCAATATCGGATGTACTTGCTGTGTATTTGTAGTTTAAATAAGAACCTTCGTAAACAACTAGATTATTAAATTGATAAACACTATCTATTGGATTAATACTAACATCAGCGTTGTTGACAAAACTGTATGCTTGACCATCAACTGTTGTTGAGAATTTAGTTCCTCTTGTCATTGTAAGAGAAGGACCAGAAGCATCATTCATAAGAACATTAATTGTTGCAGTTGAAGATGTACAACTTGTCGGAGTGTAACCAACTTGTTTCGCAAGTGATACAACACTAGAACGCAAGTCGGCACTATCAAGATACATCTCGTTGGCCAACATATTAGCGTTGTATGCTAGGTAGTGTGTATTATATGCTAGTGTGTCAAGAAGTACTGACATACCAGAACCTTCGAAGTCGTAGTCTGTAAATTCGTTCTGTTGTGATAAAAATGTTTTGAGGTTATCTTTAATACCGTCAAAGTCTAATTCTGAAATTTCTAATTTAGTTGCCATATGTTATCTCAATCTCTCTAAAAAGGATTCTACTATTATAGGGTCAGGATGATTTTGTACATAAAATGATATTTGAACAGAGTATCCGTTTCTGTCAATCATTGGTTGTGTATATACTTCAACTAGTCTACATCTTGGTTCGTAATTATTAAGTAAGTGTTCAATTTGTTTTGTAATTAAATGATTTATTTGTGGGGACATTAACTCAAACAACATTGCTCTTAGGTTAGAGCCAACTTCAGGATGAAAAGGTTTTTCATAATGATTCGTATTAATAAGATTTCTTACACTTCTTTTTACTGACTCAACATCTGTTATCTTCTGAATATCTTTTGTAGCAGCATTCTGTTGAAAGTCTAAATTTAAGTCCTTAAAAATCTTAGTACTTCTTGTACTTTCATTAGTTTGTGTGGCGTCATATCTTGACATTTAGCAACCTCTTCCTTTTGTAATATTTATAACGATTTACCCAGCGAATACATTAGAAGAACCAGCAGTAATAGCCCCAGCATCACAAGAATCTCCTATTCGTGCAATCGCTTTACCATTTACAAAAACAGTACCCGACCCAGCATTAATAACTGGACCCGAATGTGAAACACAAACAGGAGGACTCGCTGAGTTTG